AGGAAGCGCTCGAAACCCGGGATCAAAATGCACAGCGCATGAATGGCTTCAGCCGTGTTGCTGACGGCCAACCGGTGTACACGGCCGAAACTGGCCCCCAGGGTGCCGTAGAGGCGAATTGTTCTGAGTTTTTGCTGATTCATCTCACGGCTCCAGGAGAAGAACTCCAATGTGGTTGTAAATCCGTTGTTCGGATATCAGACGGTCGCACTGGACATCTTCGACCGATGTCGCCAGCAACTCACCGTCACCTCTGCCCAATACCCGCCGTAGGTGTCACGACGGCTGTCGCGTCCGTACAAGTGATGCAGGATCGAACCCGGCGCCGGAAAGTGATCCGGCTCGCTGTTGAGCACGCCATCTTCCAGATAAATGGCGGCATGGTTGGGCACTGGCGAGCGGATCTGCATCAATACGACATCGCCTTGTTGCAGCCGGCTGACCTGTTCGAAACCGGCGGCGGGCAGATTGTCGAGATAGAGATTGCCGCCCTTGTCCCACCAGCCGTCTTCGCGCTGATAGTTGCCCAGTTCAATGCCCATTTCCCGGCGGTAGTAATCGAGGATGATGCTCAGGCAATCATGCACACCATGGACAAAATCCCGCCCGATCAAGGGCGCCCGATAACCCGAGGGGGCGATGCTGACCAGTTCGCCTTTGCCAACTGTTCCATCATCACCTTTGCGTACTTCCAGAATGTGCCAGGGCAATCCGGAGGCTTCACAGGCGACCCGGTCCGCCTCGCTGGCCGTCGCCGGATAATCCGGATGACTGTGCACCACGGCCAGGATCTCGCCGCATTCTTCGGCCGCCGCATAATCTTGCGGTGCCAGACGAAAATGCTCGCTGGGCGTGGTTGCGGTATTGCGGCACGGTACATATCGTTGCTTGCGCCCTTCAAGGATCAACAGGCCGCAACATTCGTCGGGGTATTGAGCGATGGCGTGAAGTTCGATGGCCGCCAGGATTGCCTTGTTCATGATCAGCCCCGAACCAGGCCGGCGGCTGGAAACGAGCCGTAGGGCAGCGGATTGTTTTCGCCGAAACGCAGCTTGCAGCTGCTCAGACGTCCACCGCATTTGTCCTTGACGGCGTCGGTGACGATCACGTCATTGGCATCTGCCACCGGGCCACCGGTATAACCGCAGTAGGGGCCACGGTAACCACCGCAACTGAGCCACCAGCAAACGTTGGCGACAATCTGCCGACGTGGCAATTGCACGCCGTTGAAATCCAGTGCGCTGGCCAGTTCGAACTTCACTGCTTCGCTGTCTTCACTGACCTTGCGCTCGATGTACCAGAGGTCGGGAGGCAGTTCTTCTTCCGGGTCGGCTTCAGGCTGGCCATCAAGGTATTTGCCCAGGGTGCGATGACGGATCAACCGCGCCCCGACCAGATCCTGGAAATACAGCACCAGCGCCGTAATGAAACCGCCGACGTTGCCCACCGACAACGTCGGCGTCGGTTGCGTGCCCTGTCCGGTCATTTCGAAACCCTCGGCCAGGATCGGCCAGGGTGAATACTCAAGGCCTTGCCAGAAAATCGAGGATTGCTGGGGATAGCCGTGAAAGCGGTACAACTCGGCGCCGAGGCTGGTGGCATCGAGCTCGAACAATTCGACCCAGGCGCCGGGCTCCAGCGCCTGAATATCTGCAGTAATGGACATGTGAATCTCCGGGCAAAGAGAACCCCGCTTGAAGCGGGGTTGTGGTCATGGCATTCAGCGCCGTCAGCGTCTTATGGATGAAAGGCCTGCTCGAAGGTCGCCGCGAGGCTGTACAAGCCAGCCCCCAGCGGGCTCGGCTGATAACCCTTGCAACGGTAGAGAGCAGGTTCGCCCAAGGGGGCCGTCCAATAAAACGGTGTGGCGCCAGCGTGGCGATCGAGGAACTGCACGATTGTTTTGATCCGCGCCTCATCCCCTACAAACGTCAACGGCCAGGACTGAGATCTGTTGTTGATGCCGTCCTGTGCCACCTGCTGATAACCATCGCCGAACTTTGCGGACTTGAGACGAAACTCGACGTTGCCGACGGGTTCGACTTTCGGAGTCCAGGTGAATGTTTCTGTTGTCATGTTTCCTCCGGGCGTAAGCCGTTGCGGCCGCTGATATTCAACGGCCGTTGATGGCAGACCAGATCTGGCCGCCCGGTTTCAGATCACGGGCGATCTGCTCGGCAGCGCCCTGCTTGGCGGCGCTGGCGTAAGCCTTGGCGACGGTCTGCGAGTTCATATCCCCGCTCGCCGCTGCACCCGAGCTGTCGCCCACATTGATGGTTTGCTGAATCACGACCTGCTGGCTGCTGCTGCCACCCAGGCCAGCGCCCTGCACCTGCACGCCGAGGGAGCCATCGGAACCGCGACTCAGCGGCATGATGGCTTCCGGTCCGGCTTCGCCGAACATTGCCATCGGAGCCAGGGTCGGCCCGGTGGCGATGCCATTGGTGAAGGCCCCGCCCTTGGCGTGGAAGGAAACGTTCGACACGTCGAGTTGCGGGACGTAAGTCGTACTCATGCCATCCAGTTTGAATGTTTGCGGAGTCGGTGTAGTTGCGCTGCCGAACATCGACGATGCCGCCGACCCCACCAGGCCGAACAATGAACTCAAACCGCTGGAAACAGCCGTCTGCGCGGCCAGTTTGGCCATATCGCCGAGTACCGATTTGGCAAAGTCGGAAAACGAGAACTTCCCCGTCATCGCGAACGTGCTCACGGCATCGCCCATGGTGTTGAAGGCTTTGGTGAAAACCTCCCTGGACTTGCCGGCCACATTGCCGCTCGTTGTGAGGTAGTCATCCCAGGCCGAGGTGGCCCCGTTGATCCAGTTACCCTGGGCCTCGGTCATCGCCTCATAGTTGCTTTGAACTTGCAGGGTCAATTGATCGTGGTTGGCTTTCAACGCATCGAGATTGGCTGCGTAATCGGCCCCTTCCCGAGGGTCGCCCCCTCCTGCCAAAGGTGTGTCCAGCTTCTTGCGTGCCGCAGCATAGTTTTGGTCGATATCGCTCAGCGCCTGCGCCCCCGCACTTTCGCGGGTCCCCATTCCGACTTGCACGGCAGCAAGAGCACCATTACGTCGCAATTTGTCGAAATCGTCTGAGTAATTGATTCGCTTCCTGGCTTCTTCCTGAACATCGACATAGGTCGCGATGTTTGCCTGGGTGATCGAGCTGGCAGACGCATTCAGCGTCACGCCGATTTTCTTTGCCGCGTCCTCGATCTGCTTTTGCATCTGACGCAGCTTTTGTTCAGTAATACGTGACGCCTGGGTCCAGGCTTGTTCAAGGCCGTCGAGGTTAGGCGTCAACCCTGCTGAAGAAGTAACTGCCATGTGCTTTTCTCCGGGTTAAGAAAAAACCCGCCGAAACGGGTCGTGTGAATGAACGCCTATCGCCACTGCTCAAGGGCACGCTCGAGAGAAAGCCCCTGGCGATGCTCATAAGGCATGAAGTCCAGCAGCTCCGCCATCCCGCCGCCCAGCCGGTGGGTTTGCAGCGCGACCAGCGCGCTGCCCGCCTCCAGCCGCCTACCGGTGTGGAGCGAGCCATATCGATCGATATAGCGGCCCCACGCCAAGGCTTCGTGGTAGGTCATGCGTTCCTTGGCTTCGGCAATCGTCCGGCCGCCGACTCCGTTCAGCACCAGTTCGTGCCAGAACTCATCGGCGGCCGTCAGTTTTTTGCTGCAACACCGCCAGTGCCATTGACCTCATTGACGGCGTTGAGGATCAGGAACCCCAACGATGGCTCAAGGTTGTAGGCATCGTCGTAGCCGAGCGCTTCCGTCCCGTCGTCGCCGAGCGACACGCAAGCTGCGAGATAGCTCGCATTGCGGCTTTGCTCGGTTTCATCTTGAGCGAACAGCCGCTCGATGACCCCGAACGACTGACGGCGGATATGCAATGTGAAGGACTCGGTCACTTCCTGGCCCGACTCGGCATCCAGATGCTTCCAACTCACTTCTTTCTTGACGGGCTGACCATCGACAATGCCGCCCCTGGCTTTCAACTGTTTGAGGTTCATGACGGGCCTCAGGCTTTCTTGATCCAGGCGGAACCGCCGGTGCGCTGGATGGTGACAGTTGTGGTCACTACGGCATTCAAGGCGAAATTGAACGGGAAGTCCGAAACGTAACCATCAAAGGTGAACCAGGTACGAGTGGTCGGCAACTCAAAGGCATTGCCTTGAGTATTGACGGTTGGCAGAACGCCTTTGCCATCCGACCAACCCACCACCCATTTGA